ATCAGCATTAAAACAATATAACAATGAGAAATAAATATACAATACGATGCGTTAGCTACGGTGAGTATCGATAAACCGAAGCTTCATGTGTGAGTCTGGCACAAAACCGTGAAGCCGTAAAAACGGTTCATGGTCACAAGGAGGTAAGAGGGCAAGCGGGCAGATGAGTTAATCTGTCACAAAAACGGACAGCGGAGAACCCGCCATCGTATTGAGATATTAAAACAACAAGGAGGACAAGGATGGGAATGCTTTACAATCGTTACTCTTGCTCAATGTGTTTGGAAAAGTTTGAAAATCCACCGGCTCTTCAAGGATGCTCGGGAGTGAAACTTTGCAAAGAATGCTTTGAATTTTCTCGGAAGGCAAACAAAGCTGTAAAAGAAGCCCAAATGGAAGGAGTGATTCCGCCGGATGGTGATTATGGTGATTACATAGAGGCAACGGGTCTTTTAGAATAAAAATAAAACAACAAGGAGGACAAGATGGAAATGAATTACGAAGAGGATATTAAACTAGATCCCGAAGCACTGGACATCGAGTGGGTCAAGCAAGCGGAGACATTCTTCAAGTATGCCAAGCTCGCCGCCAAAGCCCGTGACAAGGTTGACAAGGGAAAGGAAATGATAGACGTCCTTGAAGCAACGATGGGATTGAAGATCAGAACAAATCCAGCTTCTTATGGACTGGAAAAAATTACCGAGGGTGCTATTCAATCAACTATTCTGATTGACCAAAACCACATTGACGTGTCAGCCGAATTAGCTAACCTCAAATACGATTATGAAATACTGACCGCCGCTGTGCGAGCACTCGATCATAAGAAGGCAGCCCTTGAGAATCTCGTTCGATTGCAGGGACAGAATTACTTTGCCGGACCAGAAGCTCCGAGAGACGTCGGGCAGGAATGGGAGAGAACAAAAACTCTTGAGTCGGGAGCGGCGAAGGCGAAAGTGAAGAGGAGCCTGAAGCGATGAATTTGCAGAGATTCATTTCCACCGAATGTATAAATTACAAGGACGAGCGGTGTCTCAACGTCGGGATCTCGGACGACTTGAGGCAGCATTTAATCTTTGGGAAAGCTCCAGACAGGTGCGTCGTGCTCGAAGAAAAACCTTGCCCATTTTTGGAAGGAGTCATCTTCAAAGAGAAGATAAAGAATGAGAACAAGGAGCTTCGGTTGCAGGACGCGATTGAAGAATATAATAAAAAGATAAGGGAGGGGCATGAAAGAAGAGACCCAGCAGATGGACTTGACGAAGGAGGTGTGGTCGGAGAGCGCATTGTGCGAACTCCTCGGGATGAAGAAGCTCCAGCTCCGGCGACTGAGAGGGAAAGGGCTTCCATTGAGGCGGATTCAGATAGGCGTATACGTCGCATTGTCCGACGAGATTCTGCGGTGGGTGAAAAGTTTGCCTCGCGCCGGAGAGGAGACAGGGTCGTGAAAGGAGATAGACGGCCATAGAACAGCGATAGAAGCGCATAGAACAGGCATAGAAGCGCATAGATTGATGCCATTTTTTCAGGGGTATATATTATCATTCATATAAGAGAAAGGAGGCTGAAACGATGTTTTCGCTAAACGCAGCAATCGGATGGCTTATCGTGGCTTTGTTGTTGCTCGTTTGGTTGTATGTTGCAGCGAGGATAATGTCATTCGGAGTGGGACGGAGTTGGTGGGAAGTAAAACGAAAATTCGGAAAACAGAAAAGGAGGAAGTGTGAAAGGAAAGAAGAAATCAATGGCTGAAACAATGAGGGAGAGGGTCAGGGCTCATGCTGAAAAGCATTCACGAGAAGGAGGCATGGATACGCTTGCCCTTCCAGAAGGTGTCAGCTTGTTCAAGCCCGAGAAGGGAACGATCAAGTTTGACATCCTTCCATATCGCGTGGACGTGAACAATCATCCAGAAGTTGATAAGGGTGATCTGTGGTATCAGCGGACGTATCTCGCTCATCGCAATGTCGGACCAGAGGACAAGTTCCTCGTCTGCCCTCGCACGATCGGGAAGCGGTGTCCTATATGTGAGGAATATCAGAAGCTCAGAAAAGATCCCGACGCAGATGATAAGGTGGTAGGTGGTCTGAGGGCGAAGGAGCGGGAGCTGTTCAACGTGCTCGTTGACGACGAGGTGATGGTATTGGACATGAGCATTCACCTGTTCGGGAAATTTCTCGAACTGGAAATACTCGAAGGGGATGAAATCAACGCGGCGTTTGCAGACCTCAAGGGAGGAAAGACCCTGAAGGTCAGATGGGATGAGCGGACGTTTGACAAGAGAAAATTCGTCGAAGCGGGAAGGATTGATTTTCTCGACCGGGAAGATCTGGATGAGGAGGATACACTTGAGGCGGTTGTCGATCTGGACAAGGCTTTGAAGATCCTGCCCTATGAAGAGATCGAGAAGATATTCCAAGCCGGTGATGACGATGATGGGGAAGAGGAAGCAGAATCCAACGGCAACGACGAGAATGAAGAGAAAGAGGCTACAAAGAAACGTACGCTGATTAAAAAGAAGAAGAGCAAGGAAGACGACGAGGAAGAAGAGGAAAAATCCAGTGACGATGATGACGATGATGATGATATGTGTATCGCTTGCGATGGTGAAGGCAAAACAAGCAAAGGCAAAACCTGTCCCATCTGCGGTGGATCCGGCAGGATGAAGCCCGACGACGATGAAGAAAAAGACGAAGAAAAAGAGGACGACGAAGAAGAAGAGAAAGAAGAGGCCACAGAGAAGAAAGGAAAAGGCCGTTCAATCAAGCGCAAGCTGAGGAGAAAATAATCTGGTTGGAGTAGACCCGAGGTGCGAACCCTCGCATGCGAACAGGGTTGTTCGGGTTCTCCTTCTGGTTGGGAGCAGTTCGCTGGCTCTGCTAAATCAAAAGCCAGCCCCATTTCAGGAAATAATATGAAAAGAAAAATTAACAGAACAAGCAATGTCGTAGATCAGATTCGACAACATTCAGTTAAGGAGCCGGAAGAGGAGCGCGAGTCTGAATCACATATACTGTCCGGCTCGACGCTTCTCAATCTTGCACTATCTGATAAAGCGAGAGGTGGATTCTTAGCAGGAAAGATCGTTAACATAATAGGTGATAGTTCGAGCGGCAAAACATTTCTTTGCTTGACCATGCTCGCAGAAATGGCTCATGACCCTGCTTTTGATGAGTACCTTCTTGTTTATGACGACGCCGAAGCGTCTAACGAATTTGATTTAGTAAAGCTATTCGGACAGAGAACCGCTGACCGCATCCTACCGCCAAATCTTAATGTAGACGCGCCTGAACTCAGCCATACCATGTTAGACTTTCAATCACATACTCGTCATTTGCTTCAACTCGAAGATGGGAAACCCTTTATCTATATCCTGGACAGTTTTGATGCTATTTGTACGGAGCAGGAGATCAAACATGCCGACGAGTCTGAAAAAGCGCACAGGGTGGGCAAAGAAGTCAAGGGTACCTACGGTATGACGAAAGCAGCACAAGCCAGCGTGCTCCTGCGCCTGATCGCTGCTGAAGTAAAAAAAACGGAGAGTCTCATTGTCATCATTTCACAAACCCGTGACAATATAGATCCGATGAGCTTTCAACGTAAAACAAGAGCAGGCGGCAAGGCACTATACTTCTACTGCTCATACGAGATGTGGTTAGCAGTATCTAAAAAATTATCCACCAAAGTAAATGACCGGAACCATATACAAGGAGTGGTCAGCAGAATTAAGATCACGAAGAATAAAACGAATGGCAAAGTTAGGCAAGTAGACCTGCCGATTTATTATGATCTTGGAGTAGATGACATCGGCTCTTGCATAGAATTTCTCATATCAGAAAAGCATTGGGCGAAGAGCGGAAGCGGAACTGTGACCGTCCCAGAGTTCAGATTCAAAGGAACGGTGAAAAAGCTGATCCGCTTGGTCGAAGAAAAAGAGCTTGAAGAGCCGCTGCAAAGAATCACTGAAAAGGTCTGGCTCAAAATTGAAGAGCAAGTAAAGTTAAATCGAAAGCCGAGGTATTCATCATGACGTCACTGCTTATTGACAGCCACGGAGTAGGATACGCCGCGCACTACGCGATCAGAGGCTTGTTGCATGACGGAAGCGAAACAGGAATCCCGTTCGGATTCTTCTGGAGCATATTGAACCTCGCCGAGCAATTTAAAACCAATCGTTTTATCTTTTGCTGGGACGGCGGAGCGAAAGGGCGGAAGCAAATCTTCCCTGAATATAAGATAAGCCGAAAGCCAACGACCGAGAAGGAGCGAGAAGAGAAGAAGGGAATTCATATTCAGTTTGATGCCATGCGAAAAGACATCTTGCCTTCCGTTGGATTCAAGAACATCGTTCAGCAATACGGTTATGAGTCGGACGACCTCATCGCAAAAATCATTGATGAAAATCCCGACAAGCGATTCGTCATAGTGTCGCAAGACCATGACTTGTTTCAACTGCTTCGCTACAAGAACTGTTCGATGATGGTTAGCCCAAACGGAAGAAAGAAAACTACTGCATCGAGTTTCGCGTTGGAGTATGGCATCCCTGCAAGGGAGTGGTCTCTTGTTAAGGCGATTGCCGGTTGCGACAGCGACGGAGTACCAGGCATTCCCGGAGTCGGTATCAAGACGGCGATAAAGTATTTGAACCGACAGATTGATCCGATAAAAACTGTCAGCAGAAGAATAGAAACTTCAGGGGAATATATCAACCGCAACTTCAAGCTTGTCTACCTGCCCTTTCCTGGA